ATGTCAGAAGGTAGACTTCTTGGAGGGCCCGGTAAAACAACAGCCTCCGACCTTGCTAAAATGCAAAATGCAACAGGTGCAGTTGAAATGGGATATACACCTAAACCAATAACAGCAGGAGAAAAAATGGTGAATGATTTTACTCAAAATAAAAGATTATTCGGAAACCAAAAATTACTTTCAGCCCCAGAACCTAGAACAATAGTTCCTAACACTCAAGGGACACCAAATCAACCTGGTGTTGATTATGGGACACCAGAACCAGGAGGAATGAGACAAAGAATTTTCCAGGGTGGTGGAACAATTGAACCTAAAGCAAGAATTGATTTCACTCAACCATCAGCTATTTCAAAATTCAAGACTCCCGGCAAAAAGTTTATGATCACTACTACAGATAACCCAATGGGAGTAGCAAGACCAGAACCTATAAACGCGCAAGAGATGGCAAAGTTTAGAGCGTTTCTTGATAAAAATAATATCCACTATACTCCACAGAAAGGTAAATACGGTGGCAATCCAGAAAATAGTAATATCATTGAAATTGATAATCCACAGCAACAAGCAATCATTGATCGCTACTTACAAGCTACAAATCCTCAAGCTGAAAACATTATGGTAACTGGCGAAAAAGCTATTCGCTATGATCCAAGAACAAAAGAGGCTTATCAAGTTAATTTAAAAGGCAAAGATCTAAACCTAGATCACAACCAAGAGGACTTTTTCTCAGAAGTCGCCGGAAAAAAGTATTCATTCCCACTTTACTCTGATGCAGAAACGACATTATCAGCCGATGAATTTAATAAACTCTATAATAGGTAGTTATTGACATAACGCCGACATAAGAGTATAATACACCTATGATTAAAAAAGAAACACATCCAGATATTTTCAAAAAGAGGACCGAGGCTTTTAAGCAGGCCTATGCTAAACACCCCACTTATGGCTTTGAAAAAGGTCATATTCCTACTGATCAAGAAAGAGCCGAACACGGCATGCCTCCTAAGAAAAAATAAGCAATAAAAAAACACCCGCGGATATCAGATTCATACTAAGTGTCTCTGTGTCCTATGAGGTGTTTTTTGTGTACTCGGAACCGAAGAGTCGGCTGTGCTGTCATTTCGTGTGGTTTTTCCAATTTCCCACCCTTGCTTGGTCTTAGCTTTCCCAATTCCAGATAGCCATTTCGATATCTCCAGTTCTTTGTAGCCTCCAATTAGTTAATAATATAGTTCCAAGTATGTTACCAAAATAATATATAAGGAGGCACTTACATTATAAATCTTTGCTAAATATTCCGCAAGGGATTACAATTAAAGAAAAGGTTCTTTATGAAAAAACAAATAAATTCTCCCGACCAGGTTACAAAACATCACATTATTCCTAAATCAAGAAGGCATAAAGGAGTTGAGGGTGTTTGCAAAGTCCCTAGATTACTGCATGAACTCTACCACCATTTATTTGGGAATATGACTCCACACGAAATACTCGAGTGGCTCAACAAAACTTTCTGGAATGATATGTTTCAGATAACAATAAGAAAAAGGCCCCCATAATTGAGGGTCTTTTCTAAAAGGTAGACGTAGGGTACATCCTTATTTTGGCTCAATGGAGGCCATTAAATTCGGGATCATTTCTACTGCTAATCTCTCTGGGTTCTTTTGAGAAAACTCTTTGATAATAATATCCTCGGCTCGAGAAACTATCTCTGGAGTAAGCTCTTGGTTCATTCCTTTCATGGTGTCTGATAGAGTAACACCATATTCAAACCCTAAAAGAAGTTTCTTTTGACTATACCTTGGAATATTCTTTATGATATTTTTTACTATTTTTAATATATATTTCATTTGCTTTTTCTTTTGAATTAAAATAACCCAAATTAAATCTTTTTCCATTAACTTGTATTCTTGCGACCCATTTTTTATTTCTGATACTCCAACTAACTCCTTTAAACCCAGATGAATTGTCTTTTCTGTTCCTTCTATTAAGACAATTTTTTTGATGTGTGCACACCCGAAGATTAGAACGTGAATTATTTAACCCGTTGTTATCTTTATGGTCTACCTCCATCCCTCTAGGAGTATTCATTATTAAAGTATGTATCTTTAATAATCTTCTTTTGTTCCCCACTCGGATTGTTGTAGCAACATACCAATTATAACCATCAAAAACTGCATACCACCTAAATTGGGAAATTTTTTTAAAATCCCTTTCATCTATAGTGAAATATTTTTTTTGTGTGGTTTTAATTTTCATATTATGCTTTGCTTACTACCCAAGCTACGAACCAAACTGTTAACAATATTCCAATGTAGGTCATAAATTTTTTAAATGATGTCCTTTTAACCCCGTCTAAGGCATGAGTTTCTTGCGCTGGTAGAGGGACTCCTCCCACTATTATCCAGACCTTAAACTGACGGGCTTAACAGGACACCATTTTGATTATATTTCTTTTATATATTCTTGGTATGCTGTCGAAATCTCGGTAGCAACCCTAAGAATTAAGTTCTCCATTCGCTCGATTTCTCTTTCATCGAACTCGCGGTGGAAGTTAATAATACGACCAGTCACATTTACAATTTTACCACTCTCCCGCCAAAAGTCACTTTCCTCGATTGCGTCATCTTTTGTTTGTATCCAGATAAGATCACAATACAATGGCATCTTGCCTATGCTCCACTTTAATGCAGTAGCATAGAAGGTAAGTTGATCATGTTTTTGAACTTTTGCCTTAGTCCAAGGTATCTTGCCAGTTTTATATTCATAAAATACATTATTCTTTGAATCATAACTATCCAAATAAGATAGTATTGGAACTCCATTGACTTCGCATTTTATCTCGAATTCCGGAGTATCATATACATCAAGATCTGGAAGTAAATCTTTATATTGCCCCGTCTCTATCATCGTAGCGATATTTTTGCCGTAGGTTAAATACTTTGAATTGAGCTTGTTGCCGTTTTCAAAGTATTCCCGGCGATATCTTACTGGATTTGAAAGCCAGCAAGACATCTGGGACCAAGAAAGGTGAGGTTTTGGTAAAATTAGTTTTTCCATTATTTTAAGAATTGAGTTCTAAATGGGTTTGCTCGGAATTGATCTCTAAAAAATGAAGTTGCTTTTTTACCTGGTAACATCATTCCTTTCTTAACTAATTCCTCGTCTGTAGCCTCTTTGTCGGCTATCATTTTTCTTGCAATATTATAACAACTTCCACATAAGCCACGGCAGGTAGCGATACTTGGACAATTATTGATAATACAATTTGATACTGTGTGTTTTCTACGCATAAATTATTTGTTATTTAATTCTACTTCACGAGCGGGGACTACCGCCTCGAGTAATGCTTTCTTTTCTGTATCAGTCAATTTTACTGATACCCCTATTTGATTCTTTATCACTTCTAGGGCCTCAATACTCATAGCACTTACAACTGCTGATTTTGCTTTTTCATAAGCAGGGGTATGTAATGGTGTTGCTGTTGGTGTAACTGTAACTGTGTTTGTTGGCACTGTTCCAGTTGTTTTTGACATATCAATAACTTCTACTTTCGGAGCCGGTAATGGAAAATCCTGGCGAAACATTTTTGCAGGACGGCCATCTCTGGAATCCTCTTGATATTTCTTTATAAGATCCTCGATTGTTGGCATAACAAAGGCTACAGCCTCGTCTAAAGTTTTAGCTTTGACAGTGATCTCTGGCAAAAGATTTGCATACATCGCTGTTGGAATTGTTGCCCTCATTGTGAAAGTAACCAATTCAACTTTAGGTGTAGGAACCTTTACTACTACTTTTTTTTCTTTTACAATTTTCTTTTCCATAAATTATAATTTGATTGGATTAAATTTTAATGATTCACTTTCGACATAAGTGGCATCTCCGGTTGATTCTGCTTTGGCTTTCGCCGCTTTGTAATTCTCATTCATTTCCGTAACATAATCTGGATAGGTCCAGGTCTTTAACTTTGCTACTGAAAATGTTCCCACGGTAGTAACAACTTTACTTTGTCCACTGGATACCATGTCCTCTAAAATCTTAACTCGTAGGGCATCTTTTTGATCCTGTAGAGCTTTGATTTTTGCGTCTAGTATTCCACACTCTTCGTAAATATTCATGTTATTTTTTCATACCTTTATCTAATAATTCTCTAACGACTTGGCCCTCGGTTTTACCCGTTAAGGCTTTTTGAGTTTTAATATACTTATCTTGCTTTATCGTTATTCTTGAATTAAGTCTAACGAAATTTTCTGGATTTTTAATTTTTTCTACCATTTTTTTTTATTTTAATTATTTATAATTGTTCGACCTCTCTAGTATATACTATCTTAATGTCGCCGTCAACGTCTATGTGTTAATAACTTTTTCCGCTTTTACCATGGCTTGAGTCTTAGTAATATACTCTCGACCTATCTCTCTTAACTCCACAATCTCCTTAAATCTGATCATATAGAACGCCTCTGGCCACTTTATAATCAAATAGGATGGTAGGGGCGGGATACAAAACCCATCGCACGGCTTTTGTCTCTGATCCTCATCTGATAATTTCCAAACTAATCCATTTTTTTCTGTTGCGATCAATCCATCCCATTGGTGAGACTCAATTTTAGAAAATGGAAATCTTTCCCCTTCAGCCATTTTCAATTCATAAAAACAATGTAACTTTTTCTCTCGAAAGTATTGGTTTAGAATTGTATTAAATTTTGCCTCGGTTTTTTTCATACTACATTCTCATTCCAAAACTTTTTTTAAGATCTTCTAATTCCTTAGAATTATCAGTGGATTTGTTATTGCCCAATCATATGTTTCATTACAATCAAAGAAATCTTTTCCTTTATCTATCTCATACCAATCTGCTTGCATATACTTCAAGAATACTCCCTTACCAGAACTAGGCTCTAGTATTCTACCTGTAGGCTTAAAATACTCTACAATATATTTTGCAAGATAATCTGGTGTATATACTTTATCATTTCCTCCTTTTGGGTTTAACATTGTTTTTATTCTCCTTAGTGGAGAGGTTGGATTAGTTAATAATTATTTCTTACTACCTTTTTTAGCGACCTTTGAAATTGGGGTGATTATAACAGCTACATACTCTTCTGGGTTATGAACTATAATATCATGAGGATAAAAGACATTTTGTCTACTTTCAATAGCACTTTTATGTATCCACGCTTTCACCCCCTTCACTAAAGTATTCTTTGGGGTTTTAACTAAAGTATTCTTTTTAAATTTAGGGTCTTTACCTGTTCCATTACATTTAGAACATATTATATTTTCAATATAAGAACCAGTATCAAAACCTTTATCGTCGGGAAAATCAGGACGACCTATTTTTCTGGTCATTATAGAATTAAACTTTTTACCCCAACATGATGGGCATACTCCTTTAGGTAACTCTTTCTTTTTTGTTTTGGTTTTCATGATTATTTATTCTCCTTATTAGGGGAGAGGTGTATTAGTGATTTTAATATATCTAAACTAGCATTAAATCCTTGACTATATTTGCTAAGTGGTTCAATTTGTGGATGTGATGGAGTAACTCTAAAATCTCTATAATCTCTTTCTTCAATAATTCTAATACTTTCTATCTTCTCCACCATAACCTTTAATACTTCATCAGCTATGAGAGAGGTGTTTATTTGGGAGAGTATAGTATCACTTGCTTTTCTTACATAAGCACGATAAGTATCTTCCCTACCAGTTATATTTGCATATTCAATAACTATTCTTTCGGATATTTCTGTTGAATTAAAGTTTTTCTTTATTATGTTTTCTATATCTTGTTTCATATATTTATCTATAAATTGTGCTTTTAATTTTTTTTATTTTCTTTTTCATAAATTATTTTTCTAGTTCCCCTACTTCTCCGACCTTTATATTATTTGAGCCACAATTTCCACATTCGGTTGCCCCGATATAGTTTAATCTTAACTGTCCACAGTCAAAGCATAGAGTTTCCTTTGGCTCTGCCAGTTTCTTTTCTGGGTGTATTTTAAAATCTTCTTCTTTAAAACCACAAACACATTCACTCGGCATAAGTCCACAACCGTTACAGAATAGATTTACTCCCATTTCTTCTGCTAATTCATCTTGCGTCATAAATCCATTCTTAAATTTTGTAATATTGCAATCGACTCTTGCAATTGATCAATGTCATCATGTTTGAGGACATTTCCATTATGATCCCGGCGCTTAGCTTGAAGAAACATTTGTATCTGGGTAAGACCAAGGATCAGTATTTCTATAAATTTTTTATTTGGTTTCATAAACTTTTTATTATTTCTTCACATAATTGTGGTGGATTTTTCGACCTTTCATAATCATTTTTTAATCCTTGTGTTCCTGTCTTACTACCCCTTGGGGCCGCGATGTGACAAGGCATACCATTTTTGCATACTGGTCGTGGTATCCAAGTTTTACTATTAGTCCAGATATCTGTTGGTTTCATTCTTGTATCTCCGTATTGGCAATAAGTAACCGTATGTCTTGTAAAATCTTGCATAAATGGCATTTTTCTTAAAAGACCTCTTGGATTTTCTATAAACCAAATAAGGTTAGGATTTAATTTTTTAAAATAATTTATTATTTCTAATGTTTTTTGTGCCATTTTTATACCTAATTTTGCGGTATCAGTTTTAGGAATATAAGCACGATGCCCCCCCGTCCAATGATAACCTAATGACGCCACACTAAACCCCGTGCATGGTGGTGACGCCCAAATCATATCTGGAACGAAAGGAACTTTACTGCAATCAAAATCTAGCACATCTATAACATAATCAATTTTTTCAAAGTTATTTATGTCGCTAGAAAAAACCTCATATCCTAATTTTTCGGCAACCTTACCTATTGACCTACTTCCTGCATATAATTCTAATATTTTCATATTTATATATTTAATGTTAATTTTTCTTGAAAATCTTGCCCGCTCATTATTGCCTTGTGACAATCCTCATCTGTTCCTCCTTTTACTACTAGGTGAATATAGAGATTCTTTTTCAAGTGGTTTGCTCGTAATACTCGACCTAAACTCTGTTCATAATCCACATACCTCCAACTCTTTGAGGCATAGATCACGCAAGGGAATGTTGGTAACTCGTAACCGGAACTGATACTCGACTGGGCCACAATAATACATTCGTCCATCTTGTCCGCCTCTTTGAGAAAGTTTCGATCTTTCGTCTGGCCGGTCAAAGTTAATACTTTGTAACCCTCCTCTGTAAGCCATTTTTCTATCTCGTTAATCTGGGCGGTATAGTTTGCAAAAATAAGCATTTTTGGGAATTCTTGCGCTCTCTCCAGGATATAATCTATCTTTTTTGAGTGGTATAAGGTGGTCTGACTCACCATTTTATCTGTCCTAGCATCCATGGCCTCGATCTTCTTCCCATATAGCACTCCATTCTCAATCGTACGGGCCCTGGCGCGCCTTACAAGTGGATCTGCCTCATTCTGTGATAACTCTTTCAATGCTTTCTTTTGCTCGTCTGTGAGCTCTATATTGACGAATTTATGGGTCTGCTCCGGGACATCAAAGAAGTCATTTAGGGTCCCGGTATATCCGAATCGTTTCACTACATTTGCAAGTCTTTCTTTGGTCTCTTTATCTTTCTTTGGGATCCATATTCGTCTCTGGCCCATCCTTATTTCGTAATAGTATTTCTGTCTAAATTCAAAGAAGTTCCATTTTTCTCCGAATAGTGTAGCGATCGCCCACATATTCATCGGCTTACCAACTGGGGTCGCACTACACGGGTAGAACCTTTTGGGTGGATGTGCCCGCATAAATGACAGCGTGGCCTCAAAGAGTTGAGAGGTTTTCGGGACTTGGACACCCTTTTTTGACGGACTTCGGGTAACACCCCAAGGTTGTTGTGGCACTCATCGATAATAAAGGTGTCGAAGGTTTCAAGTTTTCTCCAGTCACGACGAAAATCTTCTTTGCTAATAACGACGAGATCAACCTTAATCCCAAATTTTTTAGCATTTTCCTGCCAGGTCCGGTCCTCTCTCTGTTGTTTAGGACACACAACCAAAGTTCTTCCCTCTGCAAGCTCGAGAGCAATTCGAGTTTTTCCACCGCCTGTTCCGAGAAATATTCCGGCGTAAGCCTTGTTTTCCGCGAGTATATTTTTTTGGTGTTCATAAAGTTTCATTATTTTTTATTTTTAATTTATTTATAATTCCTTGCCCTAGCCTTTCTAATGTCTTCTTGAAAATCGTAGTATCCAAACTTCTCCATTCGTTCCAGTAATTCCTTTCTACAAAAATCACACTTTGTTTCATCAGATGTTCTAATTTCTGTTGGTAGGTTGTTATAGTGTTTGTCGCATAATATTAAGTGGTTCATACATCTTCTTCGCCTTTAAAGCTGGCTAGGCTGGGTTTAATACTTATAATGTTTTATTTCTCCACTCCTCTTTCAATTCATTTATCTTATCTTGTGTTAGCATATAGTTAGTTATAATTATTAGGATTTGCTAAATTAGGATATTGTTTTAATAATTTATGTTGAAATTCAGTTCCATATAATACTCCTGATTTTACAATATCTTCAGCTATTAATTCTTTTACTTGTTCAATATTTTTTAATGTATCTTTTGGTGTATCTCCAAAAATAGCAGAAGCTCTAAATGATAATCCTGAAATTAAATCATTTTTTTCTTTTAGATTGTCATTTAATGCTTTTTCTTTTATTGCAACAATTTCAGTTATTGAAAGATTATCTATCTTCATTATTTCGTAAAAAATTAATAGTCTTTCTTTTTTTGTTTTATTTTTTATTTCTTCCATATCTTCTTCGCCTTTAAAGCGTGTTAGTTAATAATTTCCAAACATATTTCCAGTAATAATTAGCATCTTTCCAATTATTATTATCAAATCCAACAATCCAAATTACCCAAAATAAAGGACTAAATATTATTAACCAAAATGCTTTTATTATATTACTTATTCTTTTCATAATTTTCGCCTTTAAAGCGTATTAATTATAATTAGCAACTTCCATCGCAAGGTTCTCCATTATGATAACTTGGGTCACAACAACCACTAAAACAACCATTATTACACACAGATTCTTCACTTGTTGCAATGTATTCTTTATTGCAAATCTCACATTTTCTTTTTTTAGGGTATCCTTCTTCCATACTTATTTATCTTCTAATAAATTGATAATTTTCGACTTCGTTTCTTCTTCTTGATTGAAGATACTTTTTTCTAAATTTATTTTACATACTCTAATAAAATTATTATCAATATTATTCATAATTTCTATCCATCCAGAAGTATCTAATCTAACTCTTCCTTGTCTATCTCCAAAAGCTAAAAGAACATCATTTAGAGTTGGCTCTTGTCCGAGGATTTCAATAATATAATTATCTTGCGGAGAATATCTTTCTAAATAAATCTTATCTGCAGTTGCTCCATGAGTTGTATAAATATATTTTTGTCCTTCACTATTTGTAGTAATATCACAAATAACTTCAGTATATTCTTTAACACTATATTTTTGTTTTATTTTCTGTCCAAACTCTAACTTAAAGTAGTCCTTTTTTAGAATCGCCCCTATTAAATTTTGTAGCTTTTTGTTAGTTTCCATAGTTATTGTTCTTTGATTAGGTTAATATAAATCTTCATTTTGAACAAATCATTATTATATCTATTTGTTTTTTTCTCATATTATTTTAATTTAGTTATTAAATCTTCTGGTGCATCTTCTATTGCACCGATTGACATATTAAATACAGCAGTTGAATCTTTACCCATTTCAACAAATGTTTCAACATTATTTTGACCACCTCTTTCATTACAAGCTCTATCAAGAACTGTTCCTGCTTTAATTACTACATCTTTTAATAAAACATATTTAATTTCTTCCATACTAATTATGATTATTTAATAATTCTAAAATATCTTCTACACAATTTATCTGACTTTTATAAATTGTTTGTAATTTCTTATCTTGAAAAGCAATTTGTTTACTTAAAAATACTATATCTTGTTTATGTTTCTCTATCTTTTCCACTACAACCTTTAATACTTCATCAGCTATGAGAGATGGGTTTATTTGGGATAGGGATTGGTCAAAGCCATTATCATACATTCTATTTATCATAGATTTTTTATTCTCTGGCAAGTTTTTCTTTATAACTTCTTCAAGTTGTTCTTTTAGTGTTTTCATATATATATTCGCCTTTAAAGCTGGCTAGGTTTGGTTATTGATTAATAATCTCTTAAATGAAACCAATTTCCTTGACTATCTAAACACAATCTACCATTACAATATTTACATTCAGAATAATTTTGAAAACCATCAAATTCAGCAATATTTTTATGATAACCCCATTTTAATTTATCGTGTAAAAACTTTTGTATTATCTTTTTCATATCTTTATTCTCTATTCTGGACTACTAGAGATTAGTCTAGGGTGTCCGTTAATAATAATTACATTAAAGCTGACTTAATTTCTCCTCTTTTTAATTTTCCCCAACAACTCTCACAATAAATACTTCTCTCCATGTCCACTTTCTTTTTACAGATCCAACAATTCCCCTTGCCTACTTCTTTCTTTTTCGTCGTTGATTTCATCGGTGAAACTATTTAAGCTACTCTTATAAATACTCGACCCACTTCTTACCCTCACTCCCAGGAATTTATTTTGATCGTGGCCATTTTCTCTCTCAACATAGTGGAATTTTTCGTATCGTATTCCGTAGGCTTTCATTTCTTTTGTAAATGATCCGGATCCCTTAAACTTTCGTCCGTCTTTTATACAGTATGTTTTATAATCCTCGTAAAGATCAATAACATTTGAAGTTGCAGTAACATCGAACTCCAAGACTTCTCCAATAAATCCCTCAACTGACGAATTCTCTTGGCGGTAATCTGAAAGGATCCCGGTTTGTTCCTCTGTTTTAATAAAGTCTTTATCTTTTCTTAAATTATTTGCGCCCTCGATCATCCAATTTAAGATACCTGGTAATTCTTGGGCCAAAGATCCTACACTTGATCTCAATGATCGATCCGGGTTCTTCCTAAAATTATTTCTGAAATGAACTACACATATTCTGCGCTCTGTGGCTGTTGAAGTATCGTCAACTCTCGGCATCATATTCACCGCGAACATAAACTTTGCTTGAGGTCTAAAAGTAAATTGTGGTTTATATTTGATATCAATTGTCACAGTCTCTCCAGATATCAATTTCTTTAGTTTGTTACTCTGATAATAATTTCCGTGGACCTCCTCAATTATATTCAACCTCTTTCCGATCAATCCGTGCATACCATACTGGCCATATAAACTCTCGAGATCAATATGCGAAACCGCTTTTGGCCCCATAATCATTGCAATAGTATCTACGAATGTTGACTTTCCATTTCCTCCATCACCAACTAGGAACAATGCGCGATCATATAGCATTGAACTTGATAGTGTATAGCCACAGAATTGTTGAAGTAAATATGCTTTTTGCTCTGCCTCTGGCCCATCCATCCAAGCCTCCATACACTTGTCCCAGGTGGGACATTTCTCGTAGGGTTTATATTCAACTGGTGACTGGATCAATGATACAAAAGCCGGGGTGTGAGGTTTCAATTCTTTGGTATAGATATTCAATAATCCATTTTTTACATTCAAAATATATCCGTAGTCATTAGTAAGATCCAAATTAGGAATAATTGAAAGTAAACATTTTATTTTATCATTTACATGTTTCCCGTCGCGATAACTCCATAACATATCCTCATACATTCCATTCAAAAATAGAGCCTCTACTTCTAAATCGGTCATCATTTCATAAACTCCGTGGTTGTAGTTAAATATAATTCCAACTTCATTCTTTCTTAAATATGGATAGCGCGCCAGGATCTCTTTCTCATAGTTTGAGTAACGGATCTTGTCTGTTTCTCTACGGCCCTTAGCAACTGCGGTATAGGCGTCTTGGATCTTAATCTGTTCCTCGTCGGACATATTGAAAGCGATAATGTCATTCTTATAAGAATAAGTATACCCGGAATTGTAGGCGCTATTGATAGTTGTCACAATTTCTTGAATACCTCCTCTTTCTTTTTCAATACCATGCCATCCTACTTCCTCAATTTGTTTTATGGCTTTTGACTTACTCCATCCGGCTTGCCTCATTAGTGTGGCCGTGATCAATAGGGCATGATTTCGGATCCCCTCGCCTCCATTTGGTAAAGTCCCAGGCTCTCCAGATATCAATTTTTGAAAACTATTTCGTTCCTCCATTGGAAATATTTCCTCAACTTTATCAAAGAATGCTTTCTTTTCTGCGTCTGCATATTTCTGCATTTTCTCATTAGTTGGTTTGTCCTCATAAATCTGGACCGGCGCAATGATCGGAAATACCTCCTCCACTTGGTCCATAGAATAAGTGTGTGAAAGTTCTTTGTATAGTCCTTTGATTTTTGTCACTCCCTCCAGGCCTTTTTTCCAAGCGTCCCCAGTTTTTTTCCAGTAGTAAGTTCCAGGTATTCTCAATATACGGGTTAAATCTTTTACAACTGGATCGGCTTTGAGTGTTTCTACTATAGACTGCTCAATCCTCTCCCACCTTTCAACCGCGTCGTCCCATTGACTACCAAAACAATCCTCTTTATAGATAGGCTCGTCCAATAACCAGAATATATGATATCCATTTTTCGTTTCAGTTATAAAACTAGGATCAAGTTTTGCTTTGATCTCCTCCAATTCTTTTGGATCCTTTCGGCCGTCAATATCTACAAAGAAAGCATTCAAACTCGAACAATTTTCTTTCTTAGCATCTGGCGCATTTTTAAATCCATTCACGGTGAAATAAGCCTCGTATCCTTGTTTATTAAGATCTGGCCTTTGTTCCTGAGAACTAACTGGTGGTCTTTTTTCTCCAGTCTGATCTATATATCGATAAACATGATCTGGGAACATGTCGATCATTTGTGTATTTTTATTTCCCATAATAATTTAATTTACTCGTAACAAAAAAACCATAGTCGGATGGACTAGGGATACTACTCCCTAAAGTGCCGACTACGGTTTTTTGGTTGCGAATGTTATTGTTGATATTTATTTTTGTAGTATTTTTGTCCATAGATTTTTTTGTTACCTCACTTTTTATAATTCGTCATAACTTTAGAATGGTGGCTCATCGTCTCCTACTTCGTCTGGCCCATCTATTTGATCGAAGTTACTTTTTTCATTCTCATTTGTAGAAACTTCTGGCATTTCTGTTTCTGTTTTTCCTAGTCCCTCTAATTTTGGAACTATTTTTTCATTTACCATTGCCTCCAGGAACTGTAATCTTTTTGTATCATCCCAGACAAGTTGCCCTTTGATCATAACTTGTTCCATATCCGGCATACCATTTGGTTGATCTTTGGTATACGCATGCTTGATAGTAATTCCGTCCTGGTTAATAAATAGAGAACTTCTATTTTTTCCGTCTGAGTCCATTTTCTGTTGTGGACTGACTTTCATTTCTTTTGTAACATCTATATTTGGTAACATTTTTAAGAATGCCGTTGCAAAACTGTTTGAGTAAGAAAGTTGCAAGTGATAAACCTCCTTGCCGTCTTTGAAACTAAACAACCAACTTTTTCCATAGTCACCATCTTGTGTCTTGATCGATACAAGTTTTCCAGTGAAACTATCGTAATATTTTTCGAAAACCGTCTTGCCAAGTTTATTTACTCTTTGAACTGCGCCTGGCGTATTGTCCGGCACTCTCATAGAAAATTTTCCCTGGTAAATGGTGATATAATTACCACCGTCATTTACTTTTAATCCCATAAAATAATTTGCTTAATAATAATTTGATAATAATGATTTGATCAACTGACTAGGTTGTTTAAATCTGTGTTTATTATACACCTGGCCTCACGGCGACGCAATAGCCCCTAAAAGCGCCAGGTGTGCATAAACCTGTGAATAGCTATTTTAGCTTGCAAGGAAAAGCCCTGTGAGCACTAGAACTATGATTATTGCTATGATCCATTCCATATTATTTGTTGTTGATTAAATTTATAATATCCTCCGCGCACGCCTCTTTGGTTAAGTAAGTAATTGTTTTTCTACTTGCCTCGTCGCGCTTGATCACTGCGACTAGATCCTCTCCACGGTAAACTGTAAACACTCCCTCCTCATTTGTTTTTACTATTTTTGTTTCCATAAATTATAATCTCCTATTTCTTTTTAAATTTTCGACCCGCGATATACAATCCAAATTGTTTATATCGTCATTGTATTTGTCCCAGTCTAAATGTATTATTACATGACCCCTGGGGATCTCTCCGTATACCTGGATCCATTTCCACCTGGCCAGGGGCATGCGTTTCTTGCTCTCGTAAGTTATCATCATACAATCTCGGCTTTTATAAATCCCGCCTTTCCATTGTTTGTGTTTCTCCATTCTGGTATCAATCACGCCGAAAGTAGTTTTGTTTTTCGGGTTGCCTTTGGCGTATTGATTCCCCCGGGATCTCTCACTCGTAAAACGGGTATTGATCCCGGCCGTGCCGTCTATAAATTGTCCTTTTTTATTTCTCATGTTAGATCAATTCTATTCTTTGATATTTTCGCCCGCCCTCCACAAACTTGAACGCTCCGCCTCTCACTCTCTTGCCTATAAAATCTTCCAGGTGCCCCGCATCAATCCGGGCAATTGTTTTTATAGTAGTGTCACCTTCTCGGCCCAGGCCGTCATAAGGGACCTCGATATCCACATCGATCACCGGCTTGCCTCCGGCATAACCCGAGTGGATCCAAATTTTTGATTTCTTTAAATCTTTTTCTTTTCTGTTGGCGATCTCGTCAACCATTGTGTGTGTCCATATTATTTGATTCTGTTTAATGCTTTACTAATTGCGACCATTCGATCCTTGTCCGCTGATAATAGCGTCCGTCCATAGTTGCCGTGTCCGAAACATAGGAACCCTTTTAATTTTTTACTGTATATTGTGATCATATATTTATATATAATATAATTCTGATAAATCGACCCCGTTTTGTTTTATATTCGCCTCGATTACAGTCTGCCATTGGTTATGATCGAATTTCTCGGGATCACTCCAGGCCTCGGCTTTGATATCATTGTCATAGTAACTACTGAATCCGGGCCCGCTCGTGTGCCTCTCCTTGATCATCTCCGCCAGGATCTCCTTATTGGTTGCATTGTATAGATTGATAAGATCACTTTCCAGGGCGTCACAGAATAGGCGATCGGTTGTATAATTATAGTATTTTGGGCTATCTATGCTCTCGAACTTTAGATCCAGGCCCAACTCCCCGGCCAGGGCGTCCATGTAAGCCGTCGCGGTATCTTTGCGGATCTCGTCGACATGCTCGGGGTAGTAATTGTCCCAGAAGTCCGCTTGCTCGGCCTCGGTTAGATCGTCCGGGATATCCAGGCGCTCGTGGTTCTCGTCCTCTTGGATCCCCTTCTCGGATATGTAGTTCCAAAAAGCTATATTCTCCACGCGATCGCTCGCGCTTGTGTTATAAAACCCCTCGAACGGGATCAATATATTTTTTGTTTTTTGTATAGTTTCCATATATATTTATAATTATTTTGTTAATATCTCGATCGCCCCGTCTAAGCGTTCGGTTGCGGTTGCCTCGTCCACGCCGTCCAGGGCGTCAAGATCCAGGCCGGGGATCGTTCTCAATACCGCTTTTTTACTCTCGTTGCCTCCAACTATCCCCGCAAGTTTTGCAAGGTTGCCGATCATGCCAAGCGCTTTTAGTTCGCGATCATCCCCGGTTTTAATAAATATTGACGCCATGCGTCGATCTTTTAAGGGGATCTCCTTGTTTCGATCCAGGGCGTCGATCAATTTTTCCATTACGCTTTGATATTGATATGCCTCCCATGTTCTATTGTAATAAGTAACACTCACGGCCTCGATCTCCCGGCCGTTGTATATTGCGCGGGCTTTGTGCCCCCAGGATTGACGGCCCCGGTTCCAACTCCAGGCCTCAAAAGTTAAATTGTCGTTTATTTTGTATGTTTCCATTGTATTTTGTCCCGGGATTATGCCCCCGGGCCGGGCGTTATTTTTTTATAATATCCCCAATTTACTCAAATACATTTTTTTCTCGGCCGTGGTTCTTTCTTTATTTACTAAACCTTGTAATGCCTCCCATTTATTTGTTATCAATTCATTTTCACGATCCGCCCCGGCGTCCTCGTATTTTTTTACCATTTCGCCGAACGCTTTCAATATCCTACTTTTAGCGCTGTAATATTCTTTTTGATCTCTTTGAAAAAATTCCTCCATGTAATACTCGGGGCGTGCGATATCGCTCGAGTTTTTCAAGTCTTGGATCAGATCGGCCGTATTTCTGTATTGATCCATAAACCCGTACAAATTATAATGCGCTATAAACCCGGATACATTCATTGTAAAGTTGTAACAGTCTTTTGTTAATTTCTCTATATTTCCAATCTTTAGCACTTGATCCATGCTCTTAATTATGCCCGCCTCGTTTATTTTCCATGCTTTTGTTTTAGTTTCCATATATTTTTATAAAGATATTTAATAATATAATGATCCCGGCGACTAGCGGGGATACTATGAGGATCAAGCAAGCACGGAATCCGCGCCAGTAGTTCATTTTTCTATATTCAATAAGTTGTTTTTCGTTCATTTTTTTATTTGGCCCCCGGATCGCCCGGGGGGATCTTATTTTTTAATATGTTTTTATTCTGTAACTATTTTGATCCACTCCCCGCCCCATATTTTACCGTTCAAATACCACTCCCCGGCGCGTTGTATTATGTTTACGCCCTCAAGCGCGTTTAATCGTTCTTTTGTGGTTGCTGTAAAGTACCCGCAATTTGTAATTTCTAGGCCGTCCGCGTTGTCCGCGATCTTATGGCCAAAAAGGTATAAACCTTTTGAAAAAACTACCGTGTTAGTATTTTTATAATTGTATCCCCCCTCAAATGCTTTTTTTGCCTCGCTTGTTATTTTTCGCATATTATTTTATTTGTTATGCTTATAAATAATTGATTGATCGGGCCCGTGACTAGCGGGCTATTGATCAATCTATATATAGTGTATACTATGGCGCCGGCGCCGTCAAGTGTTTATAGTGTATACAAGTATTTTTACTTTTTAAAATTGGCCTTATAGCGTAAGGCTTAAAATTGACAAAAAATACTTTTTTTAGTTATCCACAGGTTTACGCGGTAAAAAAAACTTTTTTATTTAGGGGCTAGCGTTTTTTATTTTCTTTAAAAATGCCCGGGGTTGGGCGGGGGGTTGCGGGGCGGGCCGGCGCGGGGGGGCTTGACGGGGCGCGTGGGGCGTGTCGGGGCGCGGTTATTATGTCACGCCCCGTGTATTTTGTCCATTATTTCCAGGATCTAACCTTATGCCATAACAAAACTTGACAAAAAAAGAAAACATGAGGGCGCGGGGCGTGAAAAATGGCCAAAACTCTTTTACTTTATATACTTTATGCCGTTTTATTTTATATATAAATAAGTTCATTTTTTTATACTGTCACGCCCCATTATGTAAAATACCCTTGTATTATATGGATAAAATGCGGGGCGCGTTGATTAAGTCACGCCCCGTGGCACTTGTCAAATGATAATTATATGTTGATATATAAGGATATAAAAGCGACGCCGGCGCGGGGCGTGACAAAAACGCGTGGCGCCCTCACGCCCCGGGGGTTTTGTCAAGGGGTAAAATAGCCCCTATTGCCCCCGGATCCATGCCCGGGATCAAGCCCCCGGGGCCATATATAGGGGGCGCCCGGGCCCGGGGGCCCTGGATCCCGTGCCCCCGGATAGGGGGGGGCTTTTCTTTTCTTTTTCCGGCGCGCTTTTTAGAGTGGGAGGAGGAGGGCGCCGGGGCCGAGGGCCTAACCCCTTTCGACATACCCCCGGGTAATAATTTAAATTTAGAGTCCCTCCTCCCGCGCCGTGCGTATAAATCTTTTCCGGTCCGCGCATTTTCCGCGGGGCTAGTTAAAGTTAAGCCTTAAACTTTTAATATGCCCGGCTCGTAGTAAAAGTTACCCCCCCCTATTTTCTATTAAAAGGGGTCCCATATTTTTTTATTTTTTTAAAAAAATTTGACTTAGTTCTTTTTAGGGGCTACGATATAATTATGACTAAGATAATAAAGAACGGATCCGCAGAGAAACAAATGGAATACGCTAAGGTGCGTATATTTTCAAATAAACGTCCGAGTAAAAAAAGAGCAGCTTTAAAGGTTGGCTATTCTTTGACTACGGCAAACTCAGCAGTATCTAAGATTGAAAGTAAACCTGGATATATCAATGCAGTTTCCAAATTGTCGAATGAGTCACAGTCTTTGGCTTTGGATATTATGGAAGAGTTTAAGAGAAGGGGTATTAAGGAATTTTCGGATAAGAACCTTATCGGTGCTCTTAATGCTATTGGAAATGCCTGGGCGAAATTTAATGCGCCTCCGAAGATAAATCCAAAGAGGGACGGGGCATATGATAGTGGAAAGAACCCGCTCCGGACGGTTATTCTTCAAAGGGTTGAGAACCAAACGATTTCGGCTCCCGCTACGACAGTAGAGACGGCCCCTTTACCAGATGAGGATCCAGGATTTTAAATATGAGTGAAGTAAATCCAATGTATTATAAGATGGGGCTCTCCAAGGAGGAGAAGAAGAACATGCCCCTTTCACAGATCCAGCACAACAACGCGATTGTTGCGGCTCTCGTTGAAAACCCGGATTTGATAAAGGATAAGAGGTGGAGGATGGACAATTTGTATTGGATTATTACGAAGGATGGGAAGAAGGCGATTTTTACGATGAACCGGGCGCAGAAACATTTTTTTGATAATTATCTCGTGACGGAACACCCTTATAGGAGAAATGTTATTTTGAAATCGAGACAGCTTGGCTTTACGACGATGATCAATTTGTATATTCTCGATGAGATCTTATTCTCACCTAACAAGGAAGGGATTATTATCGCACACAAATTGGAGGATGCCTCCGAGTTTTTCAATCGAAAGATCGACTACGCTATCAGAAATATGGCGGATGATATTAAGGATGCTTTTTTTAAACTCAACCGTAACTCCGCTAGAAAAATCCAGGTGCTTTGGGATTACGGACCAGATAAAGACTCAACATCATCAATATCGGTGGGAGTATCGGGACGATCTGGAACATTCCATTATGTGCATATTTCGGAGTTTGCTAAGATGTGTATGATGTTTCCAAAGAGAGCGGAAGAGGTGGAGACTGGAACTTTTCCAGCTGTCCCTTTTGACGGGTTTATATTTATAGAAAGCACGGCGGAGGGTATGGCTGGAAGATTTTATGAGATATTTCAACAGAATTGGATTAGGAGGGATGAGATAACACCATTACTTTCTCAGGTTCAGTTTATGCCTCACTTCTACAATTGGCAGTATGATGATATGGAAATGAAGAAGATCTACGAGAATATCCCAGTATCTCAAATGGATATTTGTCCGGAGATCGACTGGGCCTCATATCAAGAAGAACACAATTTAACTGATAAGGAGATTACTTATTATTATATGAAATGGCAGCAGTTCGGTGGGAAGAATTCCACCGAGGCCGTTAAAAAACTGTTGCAGGAATATCCAACGACGGTGGAGGAGGCCTTCCTTTCGACTGGGCAGGCCTACTTCCCAACGGCAAAGATTGCCTCACTTCTTACACAAGCTAAGCCGGGAATAAAAGGAGAATTAACCCTTAATAATGCCGGGAATTATGAGTTTTCACCATTGTCATCGGGGGATCTTGAAGTATTTTCAAAACCAGAGGTGGGGACCAGATATATAATAGGAGGGGATACCGCCGAGGGGCTTGCCCATGGAGACTCTCAGGTTCTTTATGTTATCGATCACAAGACTGAGGAATGTGCCGCGATTTACCGTTCGAATGTGGACCCAGCGGATCTCGCGCAAGAGGCTTATAAGTTGGGAAAGTATTATAACTGGGCTTTACTTGCGATCGAGGTAAACAAAGACGGACTTTGGGTTAATGACTCTTTGGATAAAATGGGATATGTAAATCTATATGCCCGAAAGGTATTTGATGATATTACTCAGAAGATTACGAAGTTTTTTGGGTGGAAAACCACATCCGCGACAAGACCTTTCGCATTGGCTGCTATGAAGGCGGTATTTATTCGAAAAGATAAAGGATTTCCTGCTCAATTATTAAATGAAATGTTTACTTTTATAAGAAATGCTAAAGGTCGACCAGAGGCTATGGCAAATAAACATGATGACGTGGTTATGGCAGCCTCAATTGGATATGCGGTCCTTCAAGAACAAGGGAAATATATTGAGGCCTCCGAAGGGGGAGAAGGATTTAGCCACATGAAAGCAATTTTTGGAGAACAATAATAAAAAATATGGCTAGGGAAATAAAATCATTACTTTTTAATTTAGAAGATGAGAGAGATATTCCAAGACATCGAGAACATAGGTCAAAAAAAGGGAGAAATTGTTGGAATAGAGAGAATTCTCCCGTATTTATGAAATATAAAAATCAAAAATGGAGAAAAAAATACGAAGATGATGACGAATTGTTGCAAAATTTTAGATAAGCGAATACAATTACAATATTAAACACTAATTTATTAAAAAAAGATGGCAAAATTAACAACAGACGACAAAAAAACAATCGAATTTATCGAAAATAAGAAAAAAGAGATGAAAAAATCTCAATATCGAGAGAAATTCGATGCACTTGCAGCTGAAATTGAAATAAACTTGATCAACACCAATGTAACTTACGGACAGAAACTTTATGAGAAATCTGGATGGGGTTCCATGGTTTTTTATAATAAAATGGCCAATGGGGCATATGATATTAACGTCTATCCTCAAAAACTTACTGATCGTGACCAAAATAGGTCCGGAGTTCCAGTTTCTCAGGAACCTATCGCTTTTTCTAAGATAATGATTGCCACATCTGTCTTAGCAGGTAAACTTCCAGATGCTACTGTTATTGCTGACGATAAAGTATATGCGAAAGCAATGTATGAACTATGGAAGAGAAGTTGGTCTATGAATGGGGCTAATGGAGCAAATACCCTTATGTTGGTGTATCAGAATATGTTTACATACGGATGGGCAGGATGGAGAGTATACCCAAGACGTGTTTCTGTTAAAAGAAATGGTGTTGATAAAATAATTTTTGATGATATTTACCGTGAGCCATTAGACCCAAGGCGAACTTGGCTTGGACTTGGATATAACCACGGAGACTTCTGGTCCTGGGGTGAAGTTTATTATGAAAAGGATATGCCAAAAGACGAATTTTATGAGAAATATCCAGAGGCTAAAAAGAATAAGAAGTTACTAGATCTCTGTTCAGTTTCAGAAGAGGCTAAAGACGAGAACCGAGAGAAACTTGCTACACACGTTACTATTGGTTATTACGAAAATGTTTTATTAAATAGATATATCGTTGTTTGTGGAAAAATGAAAATCTATGACGGAGAACTTCCAAACGATAAATCTTATGGATCTGTTATTACTGTTCGTTGTTTTGTAAAAAGCGTGAATGACCCATACGGAGTTGGGCTTTACGAAATGATGAGAGGAAATACGGCTCTTTATACATATATAAATTCTCTAAATGCACAGCAAGTTGAGGCGGAAATCTTTCCACTTCTATTCGGAGCACAGGTTCAAAATGGAACAGCTACATATAAAAGAGGTCCAAACATTGTTAATCCTAAGCACCCAGGAAGTGATATCGATGTAATTAGAACAACTGGAAATGTTTCAGCTGGTATTGCATTCGGAGATAAACAAAAAGAAAATATCGAACAAAATACAGGTATCAACAACATTGTTGCTGGTCAGAATTCTGAGTCTACTCTTGGATCTACTGTTATTCTTAAAGAGGCAGCTTATAATCGTCTTACTGCTCCAAAGAATTCAATGGTTACTGGACTTGAAATGGATGCTCAAATTGCAAATAGTTGGATTGAACAGATTTATCCTGTAGATAAAGTATTCATGATTGACTCAGATGACGCTTTGGCAGAATTTACAAAACAAAATCCTGATTACTTTATTGAATCACAAGAAATAGTTGATGACGAAGGACAAAAAACAGGGACAGCAATTGTTGCCTCAAAGAACCTACGTCTTAACTTTGATTTTACTCCAGATGGAGAAATGTTAGAGAATGTCCCAACTAGAACTATTTCAGCTAAAAATCTATTCGGAGAGATGGAGAAGTATGGCCATAAGTCTGACTATATTGAGTTTATTATTGACCCTGACTCAATGCTATTACCATCATTAGAAATAAAGAAACAAACATTTATGGCTCTATTCCCAGTTATCACAAATCAAATCACATTGATATTCTCATTGAGAAATCAGGACCCAGAAGGAGCAGCATCTCAACTTATGGCTCTTGAACAATTACTTGAAATCCAAAACCAAGATATTTACGACTATATTTCAAAAGCAGATTACGATGCTATTCTTGCAAAGAAACCATCAGATATGCAGAGACAAATGCAAGAAGAGCAAATGGCTCTTGATGCAAAGAACACCGAAATGCAAACAATGGCAGGAGGAGGGGCACCAGGTTCTGGGGCAGGAATGACTCCTATAGGAGATCAAATGGGGAAAGACGGACAACCAGCTATGCAACCACAAGCACCAAGAGAGATGGCAAGACCACAAGCACCACTTGGGTCTGCGGTCGATGCCTCGGTAGGAAGAGCAGCTAATCCGCCTTCGGGATTTTTCCCAGGACAATAAAATTATGACAGTAAGTAAAGCACAACTTCGATGGGCACATACACCTTCTGGACAGAAGGCATTGGGTTCAAAAGGAGTAAAAGAATTTGAGAAGTCAGCAAAAGGTCGAGTATTACCAGAAAAAGTTAAACATAAAAAATAATATGGTAGGAAAAATGTCAAAACCACAACCTAGGGTTAATATGTCGAAACCACAACCAAAGGTTAATATGTCAAAACCAGCACCAAAACCAGCTTGGAAACCTCAAAAAGGAATTCCAGATCAATCAAAGGTTAAAAATATTGGAGTTGGATGGGGTGGAGAAAAATCTAAGAAAAAATAAGATGGAGAATCAAACATTAAAACAACAAAAAATAGCTTTAGCTCAAAGTGAACACGCTGGAACCATCGTAGCTTTAATGAAAGATTGCACTACTCCTATAGCAGATTTGATTGGAAAAACAGAGTTTGAAACTGTAGTTAATGCAATTACTATGGAAGTTGAAGGTAGAATGATGGCAAAGATGGTCGATTATATTGATAGAATAAGACACGGGGAATTACACGACAATGGCTAAACAAGCAAAAAGATTGGATACAAAGATGTATTCACTTGAAATAAATTACGACGAAACTGCTATTGCAAAAAAACTAATAAAGTTTATTCCAAAAGAAGGAACTTCATTTGAAATTTCTGCTGAGGACATGATTTCGTTTTTAGTTAATCAGGTTAATATGAAGACTCTTGAACCCACCCTTGTTGATACTGAGAAAATTAATATTTGCGATGTTTATAGGGAAATAAAGGTTCAGTTAAATAGAGATTTTAAGGCTGGAGAAATTGTTCATTTGGGATATAAAACTCCATATCCACTTGAATTTGCAATAATTGAATCTATTTATGGTATTGCAAAAGTTGATGAGGGGGCGAAGGTTTTTGAGTTAACAGGTGAGATGATAGAAAAATATAAAAAAGAAATAAAACCAGAACAGGTTGATTATGTTAAGAAGTTTTACGAAGGCCATAAAGGCCTCAACCTTAGGGACGAACCTAAGTAATTATAATAAGAACCCGTTAGCAATCGGATAATTGCTTTAAAATATGACAGCAAAAAAAGAGAAAAGTGTGGAGAACCCTGTGGAAGGTGTGGAAAATGAAATACCAAAAGTTGCTCCAGTTCAAGAAGTTAAACCACAAAAAGCTAAATCTATCCTTAGAAATACAGCAGGAGAAGAAGTTCCAGAAAGGGATTATTTTTATGCAACAGGAGGAAAGGTAGGTTTTGCTCCTTCTACTTTTACAAAAATGTGTGGATATCCAGTAGATAGAGAGGATTTACTAGAAGTATTTAATAAAATATTTAAACCAGAAGATAATTTCTTGTTTTATAAATCAGGGAATAAAGAAGTTTACTTAATCATCGTTCCATTGAAGTATTCAACCTCGGTTGGAGATACTCATGAATCTGTGGATGGCGATTTTCAGAAACATGCTATCTCGTTTATAGGAGAGGGTTCGGTAAATATAGACACTTTAAAAATGAAATTAACTCGAATACTCGGATTCGTCGATTTCGATAAACGATAATTTGCATTTTTAATTTATACATTATACAATTATATTAACCATCGGCGCCGTTCACGATACGAACGGAAATCTATATGGAAGAAAAAGAAAAAACAATTGAGACTGAAGTTAATGAAGATGCTGAGCTTGATAAAGAGCTTGCAGACACATTATCTTCTATCAAAGCTGGAAATACACCAGAAGTAAAAGTGGAGGAAACTCCAGTTGACCAAACTAAGGTGGAGGCGGACAGCAAGCCTAAAGAAGAAGAGCCAAAAACTGTGGAAGAAGGATACGAATTCCGAGTTCCTAACAAGGGAAAATTTGAGTCTGACGAGTCTTACGAGAAACGTATAGAACTATTGGATCTTGTTAAGAGACGAAAACTCGCTACAACACCTGAGCAGAAAGCGGCGATCTCAGCAGAAATTAAGACTACTAAGAGTCAAATCAAAAATCTTAATGGAACTGATAAAATTATCAACCCACTTAATCAAGTTGCGGTTGAAAAAGAAGAAGAGGAAGATGAGGCTACTAAAGCTGATCGAGAACGTCTAAAGGAATTAGGAGGTGCTACCAAGGAAGATATCCAAGAGATACTCCAACAGGAACGCATTAAAACCGAAGTTTCTAATACTCTTGAAAAATTCGTTGATAGGCATACTGAATTTAAAGATGAGGACACACGTGAAGTATTTTTTGATTTTGTTGACTCAAACTACAATTGGCAAAACAAGACTGGTAAAGAGTTAATGACAATCTTTGAATTAGCGTATGAAAACATGTTTAAACCATCAGAGTCTATTCAAGACAGAGTTTTGAAAGGAGCCGATGTCCAAAATAAAGTAAATGCTATGCAATTCCCTGGTGGAACCATATCTAAAGGAGCCCTATCACCAGAAATGAAAAGTTCCGTTGAGGAACTCGTAAAGACAGGAATGTCTGAGGAAAAAGCCTTAGAATTACTCTCCGACTAAATTCAACTACAACTAAATAACAATATGTCTTTTATTCAATCAAAGATAAAAAATACACGCGAAATCGTGATGCATAATAAAGCTGACAGCACCGTAACCACTTCTGGTCTTTTATATGACTTAGTAGGTGGTTTACTTGTTGCTGCTACTTCAAGTTCTACTGTAGACACAATCGCAGGTGTAGCAAATCAAAGTATTGCGGCAGCTGAGGCCCTAACTCAATGCCCTTGTCTTCAATTAGATGAAGAAGATACTTGGATTGTAGATTCAACCAATAACTCAGACGAAGACCATAATGGTCAACATATGATACTTGGTGCAGATGCAGGGACAGTAAACAACACAGGAACAACTTCTGCTGTTGGTATCGTAAAACAGGTCGGAACTTATGGAAAAGCTGCTGACAAGAAAATCATTGTTAGTTTCCTTAAATAATTATTAGTTAATTCAGAAAATAAATTATTATGACTGGAACAATTAACGACTATGCAATCATAGTCAACAATGTGCTCAAACACGTAGCTCCTAAAGTTTCTCCTTCTGTAAAGCCCGAGTATTTGGACTTTATGTATAAGGTTGATAACAACGAACGTATCTATACAGATATCGGAGTTACAGGTCTAGGAATGGCCGAAATCATTCCTGATGGAGGTATCGGAGCATCCGATGCACCTATCCAAGGTTTTACAAAAAATTACGTTCAAATGCACTTCACAAAGAAAGTTCGTTTGACATTCCAAAGTAATTTCTTCTTATTTGAAAGTGCAGCGGCTAAAATCAAAGCATCAGTAAAATCAAAAGTTATAGAAGGAAAGAATGCAATCGAACACGCAAAGAATTACCTTGCTCAATCTTTATTGGCACAAGGTCACCTTACTTCCTTCACTTGGACACCTATCAATAACGTAGGAGTAGCAACATCTATTTCAACACTCGGGGCCGATGCTGTTGAATTCTGGTCAGCTATCCACCCTCGTGAAGATGGAGGTCCAACTTGGACAAACGTTGTTACAGATGGAGCAACTCCTTCACCTGTCTTTACTTATAATGCATTGTTAGCTGCTCGCAGAATACATGCTTTGAAGAAAGATGGTCGTGGTAATCCTTTAATCTCTCAACTAGATACTCTTATTTGTCGCGCTGGTTCTCAAACAGCTCAATATGCTAAGACTATCAAGTCAACGATTGATAAAGGTTTAGCACCTCAGCAAACTAATTTGTTCAATAACGCTCCTGCAACTGACACATTCAAAGTTGTAGAAGTATCACCATATGAAAACCTAGGTTTAACTGGGCTTATGTGGGGAATGTTTGACTCAAAAATGATGAACGAAGATTTCGGTTTTAAATACATCGAGGCTCTTCCAACACGTGCTGAGCCAGCAATTGTTGATCTATTAGGTAACCAAGACCTAGTTATGAACTTTAACTCTCTAGCAGTAATGGGTGCATCAGACCTTCGTGGTTGGATGTGGTCAGTTGGAGACGGTTCAACTACTTAGTCTATCTACCGAGCACCTTTCTAATGAAGGGTGCTCATCTAGGTAGATTAACTATAAATATTATTAGTTTAATAAAAGTAAAAAATATATGTTAACAGATGTCCACACAGAAAAAATATCAATAGAGGTAACAGCTCCTAAAAATACCACTACAGCAGTAATTCCAGCTCAAACAGATGCTTGGATTTACGTTCACGAACTTATGGGGGACCTTGATGTTACGGGAACAATTACAATTAAAGCAGGAACTCGTATTCTTGCTGAGTTTGATTTGGATGCAGGCCAAGGGCTTACATCACAAGATGAACCAGGGTGGGATGGAACAGCTCGTTTTAGATGTAAACCAGGAGAGGCTTTCAATATAACAATGTCAACTGATTCAACCTTTCAAGGGACTTGTGATTATTCATTAAGATACTAATTAAATATTATGGAAGAATTATCTCCGATGCAAAAAGATCATCTTAATTCTTGGAGTGTTCAGAGGGATACTCTTCTAAAAGAAATTGCTGTTCTAAAAGATGAAAAAGGGAAATACATGAAGAATTACGAGAGTAAGGGTATTTCTGGTGAGGATTTTATTGGAGTAAATCTTGGTTACAAAGATAAACTTACGATAGACATAGAAAATCTTGAAAATGATATTAAAAAACTCAGGGAACAAAAAGTTGTCCTTACTGGTGATGTTTCTGATAAACAAAAAATAACAAAAGATATACAAGATTTAAACATTATAAAATGAACTTATCTCACAGAATACAAAACTGTCAGACGGTGTTATTAAAAAAGAACAAGAGCAGAAAATAAATGTTCTTCAGAATCAAATAACTGCTCTTGAAGAAAAGAAGAATACTTTAACTAAAGCAAATATAGAACTTGCTGTATCTAACTCAGATATTCAAGATAGGATAACAAAATCTCTAGGGAGAATGGAAGAACTTGATAAGACTGAAAAACTATATATGGAGATTGTTGATAGTAAATTGCCAGAGCTAGAAATTAAGAAAACAAAATTAGAAATAGCTATTTCTGAATTAAGTAAAGATATTGAAAGTTTGTCTAAGAAAAAGGATAGCCTAATAAAAGATATAATGTTTCTCATTACTACTCATGAAGATGTTTACAAAAAAACTGGAGCTCTTGAAAAAATAGTTGATCATGTAACAAAAGTTAATTCAGAAAATATAAAACAATTGGATACTGCTGTTACTGCCATGACTGAAAAAGTATCAAATATATTAAAATTAAGTGATGAACAATACAAAGCACATACGGAAGTTCTCACGGAAATTCCAAGGTTATTTGTCGAGCTTAGGAAAAAATCATTAGTAAGAGAAAAAATAAAATAATATGGGATATTTAGCTAACGCCTTAGGCGACCAAAATGACTTAGGATACTTTGCAACACCAGGGGATTTATCTGCTGCTTATCCAGTAGGTGCTCCTGGGTATTTTGCATTGGTGGGGTCTACTGATACTTTTTGGATTTGGGATACAGGAACAAATGCATGGGTTGACTCTGGGGCTGGTGGTGCTAGTGCTTATGTTTATATTGCTTATGCCTCTGATGATTTAGGGACTGATTTTACTTTAACATTTGACCCAGCTTTAAATTATATTGGGATAATAACAACAGCAACAGCAATTCCTTCTCCTGATGCTGCTGATTTTGCTGGATTATGGAAAAATTATAAGGGAGAAAAAGGTGATGATGGAGATGCTGCGACAATAGCCGTTGGGACAACCACAACTTTAGCTCCAGGAGAAAGCGCGACTGTAAATAATTCAGGAACTTCAAGTGCTGCTATCTTTGATTTTGGTATTCCAGAAGGAGAAAAAGGAGACCCAGGTGACCCAGGAACTCCAGGAGCCCCAGGAGCAGACGGATCATCTTTTATATGGAAAGGAGAATATGATAATGGAACTGCTTATAGTCCACAGGATGCAGTTTTTTATACGACAACAGGTAGTTCTTATATGTGTATAGTCGCCACAACTGGTAATGCCCCTACAGATACAGGGTATTGGGACTTAATGGCAAAGAAAGGTAATGATGGGGCTGGTGGTGGTGATGTCCTCGGCCCAGCAACAAACACTAATGGATATATACCTACTTGGAATGGTGCAAATTCTAAAACTCTCTCAGATGGAATAAATCCAGCAACTTTACTTACAACATCAACCGCTTCTTCTACTTATGTTCCTTATACTGGAGCAACTGGAGATGTAACACTTGGTTCTCATAATCTTTCTGCGACAGGATATTTACAATTAAATGATTTAGCTACTCCAACTACTGTAAGTGGTGGTATAAAACTATTTTCTAACGCCACACAAGGATATTCAAGACCACTGTATATTAATGGAGCAAATATTCCTATCGTTTTAGGTAGAGATAATGTTTATATAGTAAGAAACACAAGTGGTTCAGCTATAAGTAAAGGACAAGTAGTTTATATTACTGGTTCTACAGGAGATGTCGCCAATGTTGCTTTAGCAAAAGCTGATAGTGCAACTACAATGCCTGTGGCTGGTATTGTGATGGGTTCTTCTGCTAATGCTACTTCAATAGCAAATAATGATTTTGGTTATGTAATGAAACTTGGAATATTTACGAGTTACAATACTTCTTCTTTTTCGACTGGAGATAAACTTTGGGTTAGTGCGGCAACTGCTGGATTATTGACTAATGTAAAACCTAGTTATCCTTATCCATCTCAATTTGTAGGTATTGTCTTGGTATCAGGTGTTGGTAACGGTTCTTTAGCTGTATCAGTTGCTAATTCATATTCAACTGACCCAACGTTAGCTGACTTAGGTGGAGTTCCAACTTCTCGAACACTTACAATCAATGGAACTGGATACGATTTGAGTGCCGATAGGACTTGGAATATAGTAGCAGGTACAAGTGGTTACGCCGCTAATATTTATTTAACTGATTTGACTTCTGCAACTAATGGAGCATACAAACAAGTTTCATATACAAATGATGCTTCAACAACTACTCAACAAGTAACAGTAAATAATACAGAAACTTTAATTCAAACATATATTTATGATGCTGATGTTGGAGTAACTGCAATAGATGCAGGTGAATGGACTTTTAACTTTTATGGTAAAGTATCTTCTGCTGCAGGAAATTCAACACTAAAATTTGAGGTGTTTAAGAGAACTTCTGGTGGAACAGAAACAACATTATTCTCAAAATATTCCAATGTAATAAATAATACTTCTTATGCAAGACTAGAAGAAGTTTCCTCTATTCAACCACAATTTACTGTAAATGCTACAGATAGACTTGGAATAAGAGTTTATGGAAAAAATACAGTCTCAGCTTCCATTACAATTAGTTATCAATTAGGAGATGATACAGCTTCTTGGTTTAATACACCTCTAAAAATAAGACATAATCAACTCCGTGATTTACTTTGGACTGATTCAGGACATACTGGAACTGCAAGCAACCTCGCTTCTTTTGATGGAAGTGGACTTGCTAACTATACACCTATATCAAATTTCCAACCTCAATTAAATGGAACTGGTTTTGTAAAAGCAAACGGAACAACTATTTCTTATGATAATTCAACTTATCTTACAGGAAATCAGAGTATATCATTATCGGGAGCAGTTACAGGTTCAGGGACAACATCTATATCCACAACACTAGCAGATAATATTGTTGGTGCTGGAAATATAAAAGGTAC